ATATTTTCGGTCATTATTTCAATACCTAATATTTCTTTTGCTGCTAACCTAATGTCACTTACTTTTATTTTAAAATCATTAACATATTTAGATTCATCATATGTTTTGCCTTTTACTTTGCAAATTAATTTAACTAATTTTTTCTTTTTTTCTTTATCCCATTGATCTACGTCAAATATACCATCAGAAGCTGCTTGGGTTATTAAAATAACTTCATTCCATGTATATGGATTGTTATTCCAATTAAAGTCTGCATTATTCCAATTAAATATTTTATAAGCCATTTAATTAAGGGCTAAAAATTAAATGTCCACCATAAAATTCATCATTTGTGTTTGATCCTCCTGGTAATATTTTAACAGTAATATATTTATTTCCATCTCCTACACTACTATTACTATCAAAAGTAAATAATCCAGATGATGGATTTTTTAAAGATGCTAATGTTGATGTTGAATTATTAAGAACAGTATGTTCAGTTATAGCTATAACTCTTACGTTTGAATCTCCATATATTCTCCCTTGTTTAAACATCATTCCAGAAGGAATAACATAAGATGCATATAAATGGTGGGAGTCTGTTGTACCTCTAATAGAACCACCTCCATTAACAAGTGTTCCAACTTTACCAAAATCAGTTGTACTAAAATCTGTTGGTAACATAAGTACTTTACGATCATAATATGAACCCATATTATCTCCATAAAAAGCACTTGCGCTTACATTTCCTGATGATGTTATATGTCCTATAAATAATTCATTACTTGAACTAATACTATTTAATACTTCTAATTTTCCACTTGAACTTATATTACCTGAAGCAGTTACATTACCATATAATCTTAAACGACTTCCTAATATTTCTACAGGTAACGCAACACCACCAGTATCTCCAAAAAATATTGTGCCTCCAGCTTCTGTAAGAACAGCAGTATCTTGTAAATAATAAATATCCCCGCGAATGGCACCACTTGCACTTATATTTGATCCTGTTATATTTGTTATATTAGCACTTGCACCTATAAATTCTCCACTTGAACTTATATCACCTGATGTTGTTATATGACCTGTAAATGTATGAGTATCATTTATATCTTTTCCAAATGTAATATCACCACCTATAGATCCAACTACTTCTAAAGTACTACCAACAGTAAAAGTTGTACCTATTGCAGCACTACCTACTCCTAAACCAGGTAAGTACATTTTATTTAATTCTAAAAAGCCTATTTCTGCTGCAGAAGCACTAAGGGTACCTTGTATTATTTGAGCTCCTGTTTCAGATAAATTATATGTTGAATCTATAAAATTCATATATTGGCCCTGTGTAGGTATATCACCCTGTTCAAAATATCCTTTTAATGTTGATTTATTTACTATTGCCATTTTTATTTTTTTATTTTTATGTTATTATAAAGTCAGTTCCAATGTCCATACCTTTTTTATTTTTATAGTTACCTATAACAAATGTACTTCCTATAGCTGCTGTTCCTATTGATACTTCACCTGCTACTCCTTTTGAAGTAGGTATTTTTGTATTTTTTCCTACTATTTGAAATCCTATTCCTTCTCCTGATTGTTCTACATTTTGTGCTATAAAAGGTGCATTTCTAACTTCTTCTCTAGATTTTCTTATAGTAGGTGTTTGAATTACTTCTGTACCAAAAGATACTACAGATCTAGTAAATGCTTTTTTCGTATTTTCACTAGCAAGTTTCTTACTTAAACTATCTGGTACAAGATATCCTTGAATTTCTAAACCAAAATTAGTTTTTACAACTCTATTATCTCCTTGAGCTATTTCTGTTATATTATCATAAGTATCAATTCTAGCATTAAATTGGAATCTTTCTTTATCTCCCCAATAACTATCTGATGAATAATTAATCATTTCTACTAATTTATTCATTTGTGCCATAAAATCACACCAAATAGTACAAGTATATTTTAATTTAACAAAATCAGGCATTACCACTTTATACATTTCTTTTTGAGGTTTTCTTCCTTGTAATACAGAAAAATTATCATATTGGTTTCTTTTAGTGTATTTTTCTTGAAAAGAATAAAATAATTGAGGATTATTTCCATCTAATTTATTCCCTAAATCTCTTCTTTTTTCAATACTGTCTCTTTTAAACATAATAAGAGGTACTTGTATTTTACCTTCTTTATCTCTAAAATATCCATCATTTTGAACTCCTTTCCATCTTTCTGGAGAACCATATATAATAGGAACTGGAGATCTATCACCATTTATTATAACTGAAGGTCTGATAACATTATTAAAATAATACATTATTGCTTCATCATGATCTTGTAAACCTATTGAAATATCCTTTACTGTATCATCTTTACGAGAAGTATGAGTACCTTTATTCATACTAGGTCTATTATCTGGAAGAGGAAATTTAATAGTAGGAAATCCTTCTTTAAAATTAGCAGATAAATTATTTCTTAATTTATCATAATGTGAAGAAGGTATTGGTCTTCTTGGGTTTATGTCTTTTCTATCTGCCATTTTTATTAATTATTTGCTTCTCCACCATAACTTTTAATAGTTACTGGGTATTTATCTCCTCTAAGAGGTATTAAATTTAATTTTTCTACTCTTGAAATATGAGCATTAATTATAATAGAAAAACTATCACCATGATTTGCTACTTCTGTAGATAAAGCATAATCTGGATCTCTTCCTAAAATAAGTTGGTTTTCTATTTTTGAATCTACTTCAAAAAAATTATTCCTAAAAAGTATTATATCTCCTACTTCGGGTATTAAATTTATATCTTTAAGTTCATTTTTAAGAAAACTAAAACCAATAGTTTGATTTATGTCTGATCCAAAATCATCAGACGACCATGATTGATCATCTCTATCAATTAAACATGCTATTTTCATAGGTTCATAATAAACTTTACCCATAGATTCACCATAAACATTACTAGTTGTTTGTTCTAAAGCAAATTTATAATAAGCAACTTCTGTTTGGATTATATCTTTTATAAGTTCACTATTAATAGTATGAAATAAATTTATGTCTCTACGGTTTCCGAATAATGCCATTATAATCTTTTTAAAGTTTCTTCTCTATACTTCATTGATTTTATTCCTTGTATTCTTATAGTATCTTTATCATCTTTAGCTAAAGCACTATCTAAAAATTGTTGTAACATTTCATTAGCATCATCTCTTGTTACAAATTTTATTCTTAATCTAATATATTCATCTCCTCCTGTTTGAGAATAATCGTCAGGAGTAATAATAGTAACAATTGTTACTCCTTTTAAAGCTCTAATTTCATTAGTAATATCATATGTTGAAGCTGTATTATCAACAAATAAATCTACTTCTACACTATAGTTATTTAAAACTTCATATAATATGTTTTTTAAGCTAATCATTAATGTATATAGATTTGATAAGGATCATCAGCTCCTAATTGTGATTGTTTAAATTGACTTTCATTTGATTGTCTTTCATTTTGAGAAAGAGTAGTAGTTGCATCTAAATCTTCTCTTAATTGAGTTATTAAAGCTTCTTTTTCAGATCTAGCTTCGTCTAATAATCTACTATAATCTAAAGTAGTTTCTGAACCAGGAATTGGTAATGATTGATATTTACCTCTAATACTTCCTAACATTTCTTTTGATAATGCTAAAGCATATTTTCTAATCCATTGTTTTCCAATTGCATTTATAAATCTATATGTTGGATTTTTGTAGGGAACATTAGATTGATCTGTAATTGTATCTTTTGGGAATTCTTCATCATCATCAACATCTGCAGATGAGTGACCTGCTCCTGTAGTTAAGTCATTAGAGCTATCTGCTATACTATAATCAAACCAAAGTGTAAAGTCTCTTGTTGGAATAGGAAATAATTTTAAATTTTTACCACTTAATTCAAAATGATAAGCTGATTTTCTAATTGAATCATTCATTTCAATTGCTTGTAATTTTAAAGCATCAAAATACATAGGCATTAACATAAAGTTTACACCTGGAGAATAATTACCAAATCCAAAAGCTTCCATTAAGGATTGAATTCCTGTACCTGTACCTGCATAAGGATCAAAGTATCTATTAATAGCTGCTGGTTGGTAATGGTATATTTTTTCTATTTTTATTCTTTTAGATTTAGCTAATATTTGAGATCCTGATACTTCAAAACTTAATCCTGAATTACCACCTGAAAAACTTGCAGTTATTTCACCAGGAAATCCATCACTATCACTAGTAGTAGTAGTTACACCTGATGCAGTAACACCAGTCATATTATTTAATGTAATTTTTGTATTTCCACCTGCTCCTTCTACTTTTTGAG